TGGCAAGAAAGTTCCGAACTGCGTTCCTGCAGGTTCTGGCAAAAAGAAGGTCTCCAAACCAAAGAAAGCGAGCAAGTAATATGTGTGCTACATGTGGATGTATGGGAAAGAAGAAGGCTGCTAAGAAGGTCGCTAAGAAGGCGGCTCCAAAGGGCATGTCTCCAAAGCAGAAGAAACTTGATGTTGATAAAGACGGCAAGCTAGAAGGCTCTGACTTTGCTGCCCTACGAAAGAAGAAGAAGTAATGTGTGCTACCTGCGGCTGCGGTAAGCCAAAAGATAAGCACGGAATGAAGTCCCTAAAGGACGCTAACAAGAAGTTTGCTAAGAAGGCTGCGCCTGCAAAGGCTAAGAAGTCTTCTATGGTACGAAAGAAAGGCATGTAATGGCTACACCATCATTTATGAAGGGCAAGTACACTAAGTCTAAGGACGAGAAGATGGACTCCCGCTTGCTTAAGAAAGCTGGTCTTACCGATAAGGAAGAGAAAGCTAAGTTTGAAAAGGCTGACAAGGCTCACGGCAAGAAGAAGAAGCCAGCCACAATTGCTGAAGACCGTAAGAAAGACGATGCAATTATTAAGAAGATTAAGTCCAAGGAAAAAGCCCATGAAGCCAAGGAAGGCAAGAAGGGCGAAAAGGCTGAGGACAAACGAGAGAAAAAGAAGTAATCGCTTAGGGGCCGAAAGGCCCCTTTGTGCTTTATCCTAGTACTGAGTCCATGCGGGACTCAAAGCTTCACCCTTGCGATGTACCTTGCTAACTCTATGGAGATGTCATGCCCGAGAATAAGAAAATAGACAAAGCGTCTGATATCGAATTCCGCGAGCAGATAACAGAAAACATCCCTGGAGAAATTGCCAGTCGTATAGTGTGGACTGGAGCTTTAGCATCGTATCTTGTAGGGAAGAAGCTTCGTGCAAAAAGACATAAATAGTTCTGAAGAGCTCGCTACTCTTTACGCTGAGTCTGCTGCCAAAGAGCTTACTTTGGAGCTTCGAGACCTGGCAGTAGCTGCAGGATGGCCTGCTGATGTGGCTCGTTCCCTTTCCGTTGTTTTAAGTAACGGCAGTTTAAATATAGATTATCCAGAAAACATGGATAAAAGAATCCAAGATTTAGAGTACGGCAATTCTCAAACCCCTCCTAAGAGCGTGTTAAGAAAGTTCATGTATCGCACAGAGGGTGTTGCTTCAGCCATTTTAGGTGGAGAAGTGTTAGACCAAATCGTCATGGAAGCTGAGGTGTTCTAATGGGTAACCCGTTTATTGTTGCTGAAGACCTGGCTTTAAAAAGCCATGTTCAAGGCATGCTTGTAGGGGACGAAAAAAACGCCGAACGCCCAGTAAAGGTGTGGTTTGGATACCCTGATGTTGAAGTACGTGCACAAGAATTCCCGTTTGTAACAATTGACCTTATTGATGTAATCCCTGCAAATGACCGCCAAAACTCTGGCTACCTATACGACACTGATAATAGGGGAACAGTGGCTCCAGAAGCTGGGTTTACCTATGTATATGAGATACCAGTTGCTTACGACCTTGTGTATCAAGTAACAACATACGCTCGTAATCCTCGCCATGATAGAGCTTTGCTTTATCAGATGTTTAATAAGTTTCCATCTAAATACGGAAAGATAGCTGTGCCAAATGAACTTGGCACAGAAATTGGCTATCGTTCTATGTTCGTAGATGGATTTGTAAAACGTGATGCAGTAGACGGTGAAACAGGTAATCGCCGTACTCTTCGTAACGTTTACACAGTACGAGTGGTTAGTGAAATGACCCCATCAGTAGCTGCTAAAAAGCTATCTACTGTTGAGGAAATTATTATTAACCTTCCTCAAAACAATTCGTATATCCCTTCCGTCTACGAAATCTTGTAACACATGTTCATTCTGTCTAACTTAAAGGAGATTATCTAATGGCATTTCAACGCCCAGGGGTATACGTCGAAGAGACACTAAACCCTATTCAACCAGTTGTTGGAGCTAACTCAGACTCTGTTGCTGCCTTTATTGGTGCAGCTGATAGAGGTCCAGTTGGTGTTCCAACTCTAGTAACATCTTGGAGCCAGTATGTTGCAGCATTTGGTTCTTGGAACTCAGTAGCAAGCAACGACTTGCCACTTGGTGTCTATATGTATTTCTCAAACGGTGGAAACCAAGCGTACATTGTACGTGCAGCAAACGCTGCAGTTTTAGCAACACGTTCATTAAATGACCGTGCTGTAAGCCCGTCAGCAACATTAACAATTGCAGCTAACAGCCCAGGTGCATGGGGAAATAACCTAAACGTTAGTATTGTTAACTCTATTACTACAGGTTATTTTGATTTAATTGTGTACGCTGGTGGAACAACAGACTCTAACGTTGTTGAGCGTTTTACAGACCTTAGCATGACACTTTCTGATAACCGTTACGCAATTACATCTGTAAACGCTTCCTCACAGTATGTAAGACTAACTGACCTTAACTCAGGTAACACAGGAGCTACACGTAACCCAGCAGTAGTAACCAACCAAGCACTAGCATCAGGTTCAAATGGAAATGCAATTGCTGGGTCTGACTACTCAACTGCAGCAGCTACCTTAGATACCGTTCTACAATCTTTGGTACTTAACGCTCCAGGAGTAACTGCAGCAGCTACTGTAAATATTTTGATTAACTATGCGGCTAGCCGTGAAGATGTGTTTGTAGTAATCGATGGTCAAGATACCACCCCAGCTACACAGCTAGCGCTTGCTGCTACCTATACACCTTCTTCACTTGCAGCTGTTTACTACCCAGCATTAGTAATTGCAGACCCAACAGTCACTATTGGCTCAGCAGCTGGTTTAACAAAAACTGTTGGTGCTGGAGCTGCTGTAGCTGGATTAATTGCTGCAACTGATTCAGTACGTGGAGTTTTCAAAGCTCCTGCTGGTTTGCAGGCTCGTCTTGCTGGCGTTGTTTCTGCTCGTCAGCTTACAAATGCAAACCTTGACGCTCTTAACTCAGCTGCTGCTCCAGTAAATGCAATTAAGTTTGTACCTGGTAACGGCTATGTAGTTATGGGCGCACGTACTCTTAAGGCTGGTTACGTGGATAAGTACGTACCAGTACGTCGCACACTTATCTACCTACGTAAGTCTCTTACAGACCTAACACAATTTGCAATCTTTGAGCCAAATGACGAAGCTCTATGGCGTCGAATTGATGCAACTCTTGAAGGGTTCTTAACAGCATTTTGGGCAGAAGGCGGCCTTCGTGGCGCAACTCCTGACTCAGCGTTCTTCATTAAAATCGATGGGGAAAACAATCCTCAGTATTTGATTGACAATGGAGAAGTGCATATTGAAGTTGGTGTTGCTTTGCAGCGTCCAGCGGAATTCATTGTAATTAAAATTGGTCAGTTTGACGGTGGAACCACCGTTACTGTGGCGTAAAGGAGACCCAATAAATGCCAAATCAAGCTAGTATCATAAATCGCTTCTCTACATTAGCGTCTGACCCACTTCGTTCGTTTAGGTTTTACGCGGACTTTGTGCCACATAAGGGACAAGATGTATTTGATAAGCGAATCCTTAATCAAAACAGTGCAAAGCTTCCTACCACAGGTAAGTCTGAAGGTTGGATTGGTGGCTTCAGCCAGATTTCTGGTCTAAGCATTAATACCCAATCTATCCAGTATCGTGAAGGCGGCTACAACACCACTGTTCATCAGATTCCTGGTATGACCACATTCACACCTATCACTTTCCAGCGTGGAGTTATCTACGGTAACGACCAAGCTCAAACATGGATGCGCGGTCTTTTTGGCGCAGTGTCAGGAGAAGGTCTTCGTACCGCTACTAACGCAAAGAGCTTCCGTGTAGATATTAATATCTATGTAATGGACCACCTAAGCGGTCCAGGTGCAAGCGATAAGAACGTTGAAAAGATGGTCTTTAAAGTTCACAACGCTTGGATTTCTACACTTAACTACACAGACCTAAATGCTGCTGACGGAGCGATTCTTTTTGAATCTATGTCAGTTGTACACGAAGGTTTGTCAGTTTCATATACACAAGGTGGAATTGGAACAACGGGTTCAAGTACAGGTTCTAGCGGTAGCAGCGGCGGTAGCAGCGGTGGCGGCAGTGGTCGTCCTTCTTACCGACCAGTATAATAAAAGCATTAAAAACTAAAAGGAGAATAATATGGCAGAAATCATTACAGATGCACAGCTAATCGAACAATTTGCAGCTCAGGCAATGGAGGAGCCCGCGGCGGTCATTAAGACGCGGGCACCTTCAGAGTCAGAAGTAAAACTTCCAGGAGGTCATATTGACCAAAATGGGGAGCTTCACATGACAGCAGAGGTTAGAGAACTTACTGGAGCGGATGAAGAGGCAGTGGCTAAAGCTGGTTCTTCAGGCAAAGCTCTTAATGTTCTTTTAGCAAGAGGTTTAGTAAAGATTGGACCTAACAAAGCTACTAACGATGACTTAGACACATTGCTGTCTGGAGACAGAGATGCAATCCTTCTAGGTGTTCGACGAGTAACTTTTGGTCAAACTACTGAACTAATGGTTCGTTGTAGCCACTGTTCAGATGAGCACACTACAACCCTAGATTTATCATCTGATGTTCCAACTACTTATTTAAAAGATGCAGTAGAAGATAGAACATGGGATATGGAAACAAAGTCTGGGGTAGTTACCGTAGCTCTACCTAACGGTATTACACAAAAGCGATTGATGGAGAACTATGACAAGACTCCAGCTGAGCTTAATACCTTACTACTATCTGGATGCATTGTTTCACTAGACGGATACCCATCAGTAGGTTCAGGAACAGCTTTGTCTTTAGGCATGGCTGACAGAAACAGAATTGTAGATGAAATCCTTAAGCGCAACCCAGGCCCTCGCCTTGGGGAGGTGACCAAGGCTTGTAAGGCATGTGGAGAAGAAATCTTCCTACCACTGTCCTTGTTAGATTTGTTTCGTCTATAGCGAAGCTGATTACGAAGAACTGTTAGACCAGTTTGAAGTTCTCACAAGAACTTTTACGGGTTGGACACTTTCAGACATACGTGCACTATCAGTTAGAGAAAGAGCTAACTGGATGGAGCGCTCTAAGAGAACGGTTAGGAGGTAAGGCAGTTGCTTAATTTACCAAGCGGTAAAGCTGGCTCGGTTATCTCTGATATTGCATCAGGTATATCCCAGTTAAGACAACAGATGCAGGGTCTTAAACAAGACACTAGCGGATGGGTAAACACCTTAGGCGGAGCCACCTCTAAATTCGGTTCAACTGCTGGGGGAGCTACTAACCAAGTAGCGCCATACCCAAAATTTAGCGTTGACGCTGACGGTGTTGTTAATTACCAGGGAACAACAAGCGGTAATACAGGCCTAGTTTTTCAGCAGAATGCTTTACAACCTTACGTTAATCCAACCTATGCAGCGCCACCACCAACTGGAAGAACACCTTCGGGTGGCGGGGGTGATTATCGAGCTGCCATGGCTGCGGGAGCACTTGGTGGTATGCAGGCAATGCCTGGTACAAAAGAGTCTGTTGATTATCAGCTTGCTCTTAGTCGTATGGTTTTTTACCAGCAAGCTCCTAACGCAACTGCTGGTAGTGGAAGTATCTTTAGTCGCCTTGGTATAGGTAAGGGTGACCCAGGAAGAGCTGGCGCACGTATTGCTGCAGAGCAACTGATGGCTGGTGGAACTGCAACTAATAAATTTGATGCGGTTAATGCTTACGCTACAGCAGCTCAGTACGGTTTGTCTGGACCTAACATGCAACAGATGATGATGGGCAATGCTGCTATGTCTAACCTTACTCCTGGTATTGGACTTGAAGGTTCCACACGTGCCTACGGAGCTATGCAGCAAGCGCGTAACGTTAACATGCTTCGCGGTATTGGTATCAAGATTCGTGGTGAAGATGGTTCTATGAAACCTATGCCACAAATCATTGATGAGATTTGGCGCAAGCTTAACCGTGAAAAAATTGGTGGAGCTGCCCTTAGCGTAGAAGATGTTCGTATCTCTTTACAGCCTGGTAATGCTCTTGCTTCTATGCTTGACCAGTACTTTGGCAATGACCCACTACTTCGTAAGCAAGTAGAGGATGGTCTTATCTTTAAAGCTCGTACTGGTGGCGGAGCCATCAAGAGCGGTGCGGAAGGTAAACGAGCAGCTGAACAAGCTGGTGCTACTACTGCCGCTGTATCATCTTTGTCTAATAGAACTGCAGAAGCATCTAAAACGCTTGGTCAAACAGCTGATGCTAACGCTGCTGGGTTTACTCAAGCTAACAATGTTATTAAAACTATAACTGGAATTGTAAATCTTTTTGATAGAATTACTGGAGTACTAAAGCTAAGCGGGCTCTTTAAAGGATTTGCAGACACTATTGCAAGTGCTGGAAACTTTGCATTTGCTGGCCCAGCTGGAGTTGTCAGTGCTCTTGGAGGATTGTTTAAAGCCGAGGGTGGACCCGTAGCAGGAAAGTCTCCGTACATTGTAGGTGAGCGTGGACCTGAGCTCTTTGTTCCTAAGACTGACGGAAAGATTGTTCCTAACCACGAGCTAGCAAACTACCCGTTCCGTGCTGGTGGCGGTGGCGTAAAAGCTGGGGGATATGGACTAGGGGATAAATCTAGCCCAGAAGATTGGGCTAAAGCAATGCTAAGAGCTTTGGGTGCCCCAGAAAAACAAGACTCTATTGATGCTCTAAAGACCTGGGCTAGATTTGAGGGTGGACACTTTTCAAACAACGGAAACCACGGAGCTAGATTTAATCCATTAAATACAAGTTTGAAACTCCCAGGCTCTGGCCCTATGAGCGAGAAGAATAAACTTGTTCAAAGATATCAAAACTGGGACCAAGGTATTGACGCTGCTGTAAAAACTCTTACAGGAAACAGGGCAGATGAACGTGGTTACTCTGCAATTGTTGAAGCACTTCGCAAGGGTGCCGATAAAGATGCAATCCTTGCTGCAGTAAATAAATCTGCTTGGGTACATGGAGAAGGAAAAAATAGTAACTACAAGTTTGCAGGCTCTAGCTCTAAGTATGATGTTGACTTTAAACCTGGTAGTAGCTCAACAGTGTTTAATAACGGAAACAGCGAAAGCAGCGGAAGAGTAACTTTGCGCTCTTTGATGGAAAGAGAAAAAGAAAGTACAAAAACTTTGCTAGCTGATTTAACAAAAAATATGGGAGAGTTCAATAAGAGCTCAAGCGCGTCTACTGGTCACACCTATAACTATGGGGGAGTTCAAATTAAGATTGATGGAAGTACTAACCCTAACGATACTGCTGCAGCTCTGAAGGCAGCTTTATCAAGTCAAGATACTATTTCAAAGGCGGCTAAATTCTAATGGCTGGACTATTTAAAAGACCGACTCCAAATAAAAAAACTTCTGCTGTAGCACCAAAGCCACCTAATGTTGGTGCAAGCGTTGGTAGAGGCTACCAACGCTTTGGTCAAAACCCTGGTATTAACACTAACCCGTCCCCAGCTGGGCCTGCGCAACCTAGAGGAAACACAACCATAAAAGACCCTGTAACTAAAATAAAACAGGACCCACCAAAAAACAAAAATACAAGAGGCTCAACTATAACTGCGAGAAATCGCAAGTCTCGTCCTGACCTAGATACTAATTGGAACTTACCGCCTTGCGCTGCAAGCCTTCCAGTAAGAGCTGTAGAGGTAGTTGGTTACGAAACCGTTTTTAGTCAAGACTTAGCTAGCATGCATAGATACCGCAGAGGAGCTATTTGGTTTTACGACACTGGTGCAGGCGTATCTAGTGTGGACAGTTCTGGTAACGTGCAGAATGCTGGCGACGCTGTTGAGGAGAAATACTCCGAAGATAAAGTCGCTAAACTTGGCTCAAAAGATAAAGACAAGATTCCTGAAAATGCATACGGTAAATATGGTTTTCAATTCTTATGGAATCCAGACCAGATTCAAGTATCTGTTGCTCGAAACATGGATGTAACTCCATCTAATGCTGACCGTTTACGCGGTGTGGCTGGAGCGTTTCCTGGACAAGAGTCTTTATCTTTTACTATTATTTTAGATAGAGTTAATGATTTTGCGTTGTTTAATCGTGCTGCTAATGGTGGAGCTGAAAAAGGCTCTAGAGTTGCTTACCCAACTTACAGCAAAGAACTATTAAAACAGTATAAATACGGATTAGATGTTGAAGGTTCAGCAACAGAGTCTAAGGTTAAAAAGCTTTATGACCTACATACATATGGAACTATGGCTGATTTAGAATACCTATTTAAATGTATTAATGGAACAGGTACAAACGCGGGTTCGTGGAAAACTCTTTTAGGTAAAGAGACCGCGGATATTGGATTCTTGTCTCCAACTTTATTAGCTTTTAGATTTGGAGAAAACGCAAAGACAGCGCTTTCTTATGTTGGTTGGATTACAAACCTGTCTATTAGCCATACGATGTTTACAGAAGAAATGATTCCTATCCGTACCTCAGTTAGCTTTAGTGTTGACTGTTTTGCTGGTTCTACAATTATCTAGGAGGCGTTGTGACTATTTATTCAGGTTCTAGGTACGAGTACTCTCTTATTGATTTCTTTTCAACAAAAGAAAACGGGGATGAGAACCCAACTGTTTTTTACACAATGACTGACTTAGGCGTAGTTACATACGCTTCACATTATTATTTGGACGGTGAAAGGTTAGATACCCTAGCTTATAAGTACTACAAAACTCCATCGTTTTGGTGGGTAATTGCTGAGTTTAATCCAGAGATAAAAGACTTTACAAACATTCCAACTGGAACAATACTTAGGATTCCTAGTGTTTAGTTATATCTCAGTTAACTTTGAAGACTCTGTAGATTTTCCTAAAAGAGTATACAGCGCTACTTTGTATCAAAAAAACTATGAGCATGAAATGATGAGCATCATGTTTAGAGATTGGGATGTTGACTACGACGTTGTAAAACCAGGGTCACCCGTATCTGTTAGCATTAAGGGAGCAACCTCTAGAAGAAATTTTTACGGGTACATTCATCACATTGAACCTAATAGAACTCCTGGAACTGCATTTACAGAAGTTGTTTTAATTGGTGGTTCTTTTCCTTTAAAGCAAGCTTCTCAAAAAGTTTATAGGGACCACACAGCTGACCAGGTGGTTAGAGACCTTGCTTCAAAGCACGGGCTTACTTATTACGGGGTGCCTCACCCACGTGTTTTTGAACAAATTTCACACACTGGAAGTACCGATTGGCAGATGTTGGTACGACTAGCTAAACAAATTGGTTACACAATTAGAACCCAAAACACAGAGATTTACTTTGAACCTATGATGGAAGACTTTAAAAACTATAGAAGTGAAGCTTCTACACTTGTAATGAGAGACGAAAGCAGCACTGATGGGTCTAACCTGTACAGCTTCAAACCCATTATTAGTGAGTCAATATCATTTGATGGGGACGACATGAAGGCTGCTCATGCAGTGCAGGGAGTGGACAGACTAGCAAAGTCTCCAATATCTATTACTAAACAAAAGCGACCTGCTAAAACAAAAGCTATAACTCAATTTGAAATGTTTGACCGTTTTAATACAGCAATTGTTGCTCCTAATGCTGAGATAGCTGCGTATGAAGCCGAAGCGGCAGACCTACGTGCCTCTTTTCCATATAGAGCTTCTGCTATTGCTCTTGGAGAACCAGACCTACGACCTAACATGCCTGTATACCTAGAAGGCATTGGCTCTACTTACAGCGGTTACTGGGTAATCCTTAGTACTCAGCATAAGTTCATTGAAACAGAAACTAACGTATTTTCTTATGTAACTGAGTTATCTCTAGGTACAGACTCTTTAGGTAAAGCTGTAAGTTTTGGCGGGTCTTTGGTATCAGTGCCACCATCAACTAAGATAAGAAAAATTGACCCTGGAATTAAACAAACTAAAGTGGTTCCAAAGTCTAAAATAATAAAAAATAACGTTGTATCAAATAAACGTAATACGGTAAGCTTTGGTAAGATAGGAAACAGAGCAAAACCAGTGGCTGGTGTTAGAGCCCCTTCTTTATGGAAAACAACAGCACCTGTTAAAAAGGTGACGTTTGTAGAGAAAAGAAGAC